GGCTACAACTTGGAACAAAGCCAAGACAGAAGAGAAGCTATGTATGACGTGTGCATTCTGTGGGTTCAAGGAAGATTGCTTTGGTAGTCTGGAAGCAAGACCTATTCCATCTGGTAAGATAACTAACTATTATGTATCAAGTGGAGCTGACTTTTGATAACAAAACAATTACCAGAGTTAAAGGCATACATCTCTGCAACGTATGATGTGTGTCTAATCTGTGATGAACTAGAGATTGAACCCGAAGAACTATTAGATGCTTTTGAAAAGAGACTAATAGAAAAGCAAGATAGATTTTTGGAGGAATTTGAGGAGAGTTATTAGTGGACTACATAAGTCTAAGCGTAGCTTTCATACTGTTTGGTGCTGTAGGTATTTACTTTACACACAAGCAAGCATATGAAAAAGGAATTACCGATGCTGTGTTGATGCACAGAACTGGTCGATTAAAATATAAAGACTATCTAGATGACAACGGTGAACGTATGGTTGACATAGAGATAGAACCAATTGATGAAGGAGATGAAAAGTGAATACATTACCAAATGATTACCAAAATTTTATAGCACTGAGCAGATATGCAAGGTGGCTGCCTGAAAAGAATAGGCGAGAGACGTGGAAAGAAACTGTAGCTAGGTACTTTGACTTTATGGAAGAGCACCTAAAAGAAAATACTGAGGGCGAGCTAACCCCTAAGACTAGGAAACTTCTTGAAGAAGCCGTGCTTAACTTAGATGTTATGCCTAGTATGAGAGCACTGATGACTGCTGGTAAAGCATTGAAAGATAACAACATAGCTGGATACAACTGTGCTTATCTTAGTGTTGATCACCCTAAAGCATTTGACGAGTGTTTGTATGTGCTTATGCACGGTACTGGTGTAGGCTTTAGTGTAGAGAGACAGCACACCAACAAATTACCAGAAGTGCCAGAGGAAATGGTTGACGTTGATGATGTTGTGGTTGTGCAAGACAGCAAGGAAGGCTGGCAGTCTGCATTTAGAAAACTAATCAACTACCTGTACAACGGTGAGATGCCTAAGTGGGACTTCTCTAGGATAAGACCTAAAGGCGCCAGGCTATCTACCTTTGGTGGCAGAGCCAGTGGCCCAGAGCCCTTATTAGATTTGTTTAACTTTGCTACCAATCTATTTAAAGATGCAGTGGGCCGCAAGCTAACCAGCTATGAGTGCCATCGTATGATGTGCAAAGTAGCAGAGGTAGTTGTAGTGGGTGGTGTTAGACGTAGTGCGTTGATTTCCCTCAGTAATTTAACTGACGAGCGTATGCGCAATGCTAAGTCTGGACAGTGGTGGTCTGATACACCAGAGATGGCGCTAAGTAACAACAGTGTGTGCTATACAGAGAAGCCTGACATCGGCATCTTTATGAAAGAATGGCTGTCACTGTATGAGTCTAAGTCAGGTGAGCGTGGCATCTTTAATAGAGAGGCTGCTATCAAGCAAGTAGAATCTATAGGCAGACGTGACACTGATCACGACTTTGGATGCAATCCTTGCAGTGAGATCATATTAAGAGATGGACAGTTCTGTAATCTAACTGAGGTAGTGGTGAGAGCAGAGGACACACAAGAGGATATGTTACGCAAAGTAAGGCTAGCTACCATACTAGGTACGTTCCAGGCTTCACTGACAAATATCAAACGATTAAGGCCTAAATGGGTACACAATACAGAAGAAGAATCTCTCTTGGGAGTCTCTTTAACTGGTATAATGGACAACTCTTTTATGAACGGAAGTGCAAGCAGAGGACATCACGGTAAGAAGTCCTTGCCTGACTTCTTGATTGAACTCAAAAAGCAGACAGTAAGTACAAATAAGAAATGGTCTGCAGCATTGGGCATCAACCAGGCTACTGCAATCACAGCTATTAAACCAAGTGGTACAGTTAGCCAGCTAGTTGACAGTGCCAGTGGCATACACACTAGACACAATGACTATTACTTTAGAAGAGTAAGAGCAGATGCCAAAGACCCAATAGCACAACTTATGGAAGATCAGGGCATCCCTTGTGAAGCGGATGTTATGAAGCCTAATAGTGTTAAGGTATTTACGTTCCCTATGAAAGCACCCAAAGGTGCTGTGACCAGGAATGAAAGAACAGCTATCGAGCAGCTAGAGCTTTGGCTCACATACCAAAGGTACTACTGTGAGCACAAGCCTAGTGTAACTGTCAGTGTCAGAGAACACGAGTGGATGGAAGTAGGTTCTTGGGTGTATAAACATTTTGATGAAGTCAGTGGTGTTAGTTTCTTGCCACACTCCGACCACACATATCAGCAAGCACCTTATGAGGATTGCAGCAAGGAGCAGTACACTGAGCTTGCTAAGAAAATGCCAAAGGCTGTAGACTGGGACTTGATCAGCAAGTATGAATTGACAGACTCAACAGTAGGAACTAAGACACTAGCTTGTACTGGCAGTGTATGTGAATTAGTTGATTTGGTTGAGGAAGAACGAGATGTCGAATGAAATACTTAATGATATTAATGCTGCTTACAGGATGTGCTGAGTTTCAGACCAAGATAGATATGCACAAAGATGAAAGGCTAATCTGCAAGGCAGAAGATATGACTTTATGTAAAGGGTGGAGGACAGAATGAAAATACTTGAGAACATTTTATATACCGTTTATTTTATAGCGGGTATGGTTTCTACGGGTTGTTTAGTTTACATAGTAATATGGCTAAATGCTCTTAGGAAAGGGTGGCTTGTATAGCACGATGTTAAATAATAAAGGAGTTAATATGTTAGAGAAAATAAAGAACGGTGCTGATGGTGCAATAGATGTTGGCATCAAGTTAATCAGCCTATCAATTATATTACAGGTTATCTTTGGACCAAAGGTAGCTTTCCTAACAGGAGATGTAATTGGTTCTATACTAGGTATAGTATGGACTTTAGGAAACGGTGGACTAGCAGGAATAATCGCTGCTGTTATTATCTGGAAGCTACTCGACAAAGACATAGTCGATGAGCTTAAAGACTAAGCCTAAAAACTCTGGCGGTCTTGTTCAAATGGACAGGACTGCTAGACTCTACCAAGAGCTCAAGAAAAAGAAAACAACCAAGCCGAGGGAACTATGGAAAAGGGACTGGACAAAATAAACCCTTCACATTATCAGAAGGGAAAGATAGAAGTAATAGATTTTATATTAGACCAAAAGATGAGCTACCTAACTGCAAGTGCGTGTAAGTATTTGTGCCGCTGGGAGCACAAACATCTTGGTGAAGGTAGACTAGATGATCTGAGAAAGGCACGCTGGTTTATTGAAAAGCAAATAGAAGAGATACTTAAAGAAGATAACATCAAATGATTATCTTTCACATAGCACCAGTGGTCGCTAGCCGAGCACGAGTTACACGCTGGTCTACATACTTCCCAAAGAAGTACACACAATTCAGAAAAGAATTTAAAGAGTTGCTTGAGAAATACAAAGCACAGCCAGCTGATGGCTTGTTGTATGTAAAGCTAGATTTTTATGTTCAGATACCTAAGTCTTGGTCAAAGAAGAAAACAGCAGAAAAGGAAGGCAAACACTGCGACAATAACGCTGACCTAGACAACTATGTCAAGGCAGCATTAGACAGCTTAGAAGGCAAATACTATAACAACGACAAACAGATAGCTATGATTAGAGCAAGGAAGTATTGGTCCAGCACTGGTCGTATTACATTTGAAATGGAGAAGCTATGACACAAGAAGAATTGCAGTCTATAGCTGCTGATAAGTTAGACACATTAATCACAGCAACTACGGATGAGTTCTGCACATTTGATGGGTATAGTGATGAGTATGTTATTGAGTTTAAGTGCAGAAGAACACATTATGATACACAACTAATAGAACACAAGAAGTATACAGCCAACCTTGATCAGGCTGACGAGAGTGGAAAGGAATTTTTATACATAATATCTACACCAGAGGGTGAGTATGTATTTAATATAAGTAAATTAAGAAAGGAAGGTTATGACTTTGGTTGGGAAGATAGACGTATGCCAGCAAAGACTGACTTCGGAGGCAAGCAATACATAAACAAAAGAGTAGGTTATATATCTACTTCTTTTTCTTCTTAGTTTTAGATTGGGACATCAGTTGATTCATTTTCATATCTAACGCTTGGTTCTTAGCAACCTCGTTAGCTTTCTTATCAAACTCTTTATACCCAGGTACTATCTCTGTTCCACAAGCCATTAGTTATCCTTTCCAGTTAGTTTCTGTATTGGTTTAAATCCTACTCCAACCGCACCAAGAGATCCATCAAGACTCTTAGCAAACCACTCCACTAAATCACCACCAACGCTGACATCCTCTAGACCGTCTTCGTCAGCAGTCCAGACAGGAGTAATAAGAGTATCATAAAGTGTATCAATGGCGCCAATAGCTGTGCCACCTAGACCAACCGCTGCGCCTTCTGAGAATCTTCCAGCACCAAAGACTAGTCCAGCCGATCCAGTTAAACCCATCCTGTCTATAGTCTCTTTAAATGACGGGTCTTCAAAGTCTTGTCCTTTGATTGCATCCTTAAGCATTTCCCCTGTAAAAACAGCAGCATATGCAAATGCAATTGCTCCTGCCACACCAACAGCAGCTCCGTAGTCTGGAGTACACTGCTTTGGATTCAACTTTCTAAGAAGTCTCTTAACTACTGTATTACCAAATACAACAGGGAATGTCTTAAGCTGTGCAAAAATAGCAAGCCTAGGATCAGACATCCAAAGCGGCTTGTTGCTAGCTCTTGGGTGTACAACTACATCGTCAACCACCTTCTGCATCCAAGGTATAAGCAAGTCTCTTACAGTAACATCAATCTCTCTTACATCTTCCTTCTTCTTTTTCTTTTTGTTAGCTGGCGCTACTTGTCTTGTCTCTTTCTTGACTACTGTATCTAGTACGTCATCTCTTGTTATGTCTATCTTGACTCTACCATTCTCACCTCTGAACGCGTTGGCGATCAAGCTGAAGTCTTCTCTAGTCAATCCGTTTTCTTTTAGCTCACTGTCTAGCCTGCGCTGGTCTATGTCTTTTATGTCACCAGCTATGATGCTGTTGGCTCTGTGGTTTAAGTTAGCCATCCACGCTTGAGCGGCCCAGTTCCTATTGAAGTTAGTAAACTGTGTGAGCATACCACCAAGAGGAGTTCTAAAGTAAATGCTAAGTACCTTGTTTGTATCTGTTGAAAATATCTGATCTAATCTTTCATTTACCCTTGGGTCCAGGTTAAATCCAAGCGTAGCCATAGCTGTTGCACTTTCACCAGGCGCTATGTACTTACCAGAGACACCCTTCCTTGTACCATCTATGGCATACTTAAATGCTTTAGGCAGTGTAGCTAGCATATTACCAAAGCCAGCTCTCTCACCTATCCAAGCAAGCTCTGATAGTGATGATAGTGTTGCTAGTCCTAAGTGGGTTATAGCACCTACAGTAGTAGCAAATTTAGATGCGGCCAAAGCATTTGGGTTTGCATCTTTCTTGTATATGTTGTGTGACGCATCATACAAATCGTAAGCTCTATTAACCTCATCTTCTGTAATCTGGCCAGCCTTGTTTAGTTTAGATAGTTCTGCTTTTAATTTAGACGCATCCTTTCCAAAAATGTTAGCGGATGCAACACGAGTTGCTGCATTCTGCAAGTAATTGGTGAGCACCTTCTCTATATTCTGTTCTCTAAAACTAAGTCCTTCTGCTTCTGCTAATGCATCTAAGTTTGACCAGGCCTCACTTCTAGATTTTTCAAAAGACCTTTTTGTTTGCCCTTCAAATGCTGGGTCATCTGGTCTGTCTATCCTGACTGATGGGTCATATCCATTTACAATTCCCTCGGCTATCTCAGCTGCCTCTTCTTTTGTAATCTCTTTGACCTTTCCGCCTTTATCTTTAACTGCCATCTGGCTAGACTTTACAAGAAGATCAATGAACTTATCCTTGTTAGCTTTAACTGCTTCCTTGCTAATTGGGTTAGTCAAGTAATCTTCTACTGACTGTGACTCTGCTAGTAAGCCATTGTCTACCATATCTTTTCTTACAAGCTCTATTTTGTTTTTTATTGTTTGTATGTCACTAGCTAGCTGTACTGTGTCACCTTTAAATTCTGCTGGTAAGTTTGCTTTAGGCCTCTTTGGGTCTATCTTGTGCAGTATATATTTACTCATCTCTGGACTAATGTCTTTACCTATCTGTCCAATAAACATCTTTTTATCAGAGTATTTGTTAATTATGTTGATCACGTCTTTTAGATACTGACCACTCTTTCTTTCTTTCAAGTTAAAGAAGTTATCTCTTACGCCTTGTTCACCAGTTCCAGTCTCTGTTGCTTGGAACATCTGTAGTATTCTATTGGCACCTTGATATACAGCACCAGACTTGGCTCTGTTTCTTACCTTAAGTAGTGGGTCTGTTCCTTTAAATGCAATAGCACTTGTTAGCTGTTGTGCTGACTCTTTAACATCAACACCAGTAAGACTCTTAAGTGCTTTGTTTCCTCTGTCTGCAAGCAACTTAAATTCTGACTCATAGCCTTTGCCTTCTGGAAGTTTAATCTGCCCTTCGACTGCATCTAAAGTATCTGGTGCATTAGCTAGCAATTCCCTGTTGTAATTTTTAACTAGTCTTCTTGCAGTAGCTAAGTCTCTGTTCTGCTCTCTTGCTACACCAACTGCACCTGGAGTAGACACAGCACCAGCGATAGGGCCAGCAATAATCGCTTCTTCTCCTATCTCTTGCAGTCCTTCAGACGTGCCTAATTTTCCAGGGTCTTGGCTTGTTCCTATTTGCAGTGCTTTCTGCCCAGCCTCAGTAGCCATCTCTGTGCCTACAATACCAGCACCAAATTTAGCACCTTTGCCTATTTGCTTGGCTAGCTTGTCTCTGTTCGTATTAACAAGTTTAACTAAAGAATCCCTTGTTGCATTAACACCACCATTACCAAAGGCTTTAGTCAATAGTTTAGATGTTTCAGTAGCACCTCTTCTTGGAGCGATCAGGTCTAGATAAGTTACACCCATACCTACAGTTGCAGCCCAGCTTTTCTCTGTTGGTGTTAGCTCTCTGCCAGCAGCCTGCTCGTGCTCTGCAAGTGTATCTGCAAAGTTCATATTGTATGTAGTAGCAGCGGTAGCCCAGTTGATCGCAGTGCCCAATATCTTAGTCACTGGTGTTGGTATTGCTTTCATAGTGTTACCTATAGCAAACCCAAGCATAGGGGCTATGGTATTCATAGAGTTTAGTGCAGCTTTTTCTTTCCACCACTCAACTGGTTTCTCAGACTCAAGTAATCTACCAGGGTATTTTGACTGAAATCCACCCAAAAGTCTTTCTTGCTCTGCAGCAAAAGCATCAATAGATGGTGTATCTATTCCTAGTATATCGCCGAAAGCTGATGCACCTTCTCCCTGCATCTGTAAGTATTGAGGAAGAGACGCTTGTCCAGCACTAAGTCTTCTTAGTCTTTCTTCCTCTTCTTGAAGTGTTGCCATATTTTAAAGACCTAGTTCTTGTTCAACTTGTGCGAATGCTGCCTCTCTTATTTGCTCTATTCCTCCAGGCTGGCTAGCAGTCAAAGGATTTTCTTGTGCAAGCTGTTGCATAACAGAAGCTACTCTAGCAGCTACTCCTTCAACATCTTTGTCATCAATACCACCAAAACCAAAAGTGCTTGGGTATCTTTCTTTAACCAAAGACTCTAGACCCTTGGCT